CTCGTGGCTTGGTCCGGAATGTCTGGTCTTTCACGGATTGCAGGTGTGAGATTAGAATCTAATTCTTCTGCGGACTCTCTCACTTCGTCTACGTCGATTCCCCCTGTGGTTACAGTTCCAGCACTACGTCCAGTTGAAACAGAAGCACCTCCTCCTCGTTCGGGGTCGGCAAAGCGCATAACGTCATCTTCCAATAACTTTTCTGCATCTTCTGCATCTTGCAGAAGCTGCTGCAGAGAAATATTCTGCGTATTATTGTCAATGTCACCTAACTGTTCATTAACATCTATCAGAATATCCTCAGAATCTTCAGCTTGTTTAAGGAACTCGAAGTCTTCTGTCCCGACTTCGTCTAGTATATTAACAAACTTGCGTAATTCTCGACCTTCGTTTTTTAACCCTGCTCCCTCAAGACCTGATATAGCTTGATTAAGACTGACGAATCCATCTTCTGCTTCACGGGAGAATGAAATTATTTGTTTCCCTTCTTCCGATATCCCACTACTATCTACCGAAAGACTCCGTAAACTATTACTAACTCCATCGAGAGAATGTTGAGCCTTTTTTACGTCTTTCTGTAACCCTTCAAATCCATCAGAAGTTTCAGGTGCTATTTTTCCAAGAGCCCCTCCGAGTCCTGCAATAGAAAGAGCAGTCCCGTCGAGGTCATCGTCTAAATCTTCTGCAGCATCTTCGACATCTTCAAGCGACCCTTCTGCAACCTCAGCACCTGCAGCAATCGACGCGAGAGCAGCAGAGGTTTGCGGAGATTCCTCTTTTACATCTTGAAGTGCCTCTTTTACTCCTTTGATGGTATTACCTGCACCAACGTCTTCCCCGTCAAACAGTATGTTGATTCGTCGTGACATCTATTAGAAGTTCTGTTTCATTTGTGCTTTGTTCTGTTTAGCCTCTGCTTTCTCCTTCTTCATCTTCTCACGCTCGTTGTATGCATGGAAGATGAACTTCAACTGGGCGTCTGTCAAATCGTCCATGTATGCAGGACGCTTGTTTCCGGATGGGTCCTCGGCAGAGAAATCGACGCCTGTTTCAAACGCACTAAGTGCGTACTGAGCTAACCCCGTTCGTGAAAATCCTCAATAGCTCCAGTGTCCTCTGCCGACATGTTGATAATCTCCGTTCCAAGCTGGAACAGAACGCCGAACGAGTATTCATGGACCAAGTCACCCATCAGGTCAGCAGGTAGCTCTGGATGGCGAAGGCTTTCTTTGCAAAGGTCCTCGAATGCCTCGACCGTTTCTCTGGACACTCCAGACATCGCATTCTGCTCTTCAGCCATCTGCTCTGCCTCTTCCGGATTGTCAGCTTCATCTACTGCCTCGAACAACTCGTCCGGAAGACGATTAATGACATCAGCCAAAGTACGCTTGTTGACGATATGCATCTCGACACCTTCGAGTGTCGAGCCGTCCGGACCCTGTAATGCAATCGTCTCATGATTCTTTGTACCGCCCACTACCTTATCGTAGAACTCCATTGCTTCTTGTTCGTTCATTGTTGTATTGTATCGTTGTTATAACTTCATCGAACAGAACACCGCGTTCAATGCAGACCGCAACCGTCACCGTACTACAGCATCCCCGGATGGGTAGAATAGAATCGAAGAAATGCTGCTTCAGGTGATATAATCTGGCAGACCTGTGTGGAGAAGTCCGCCACTGCAACCACTAACTCGCAACCGAATCAGGACGGGTCCTGGTCAGGGAGAGGTCCTCTGTTTCGCTCAGTAACGATAACCTTCTCGCACATGAAGTCGTACGATGCAGATGTACGGTCGTCGGACGGGAAGTCCTTCGAACGACTCGAAATCAACACGTTCTTGAAGTTGTACGAGTTCTCACTGTCCTTGATGTAGAGGTTATCGATGACCTGTGGAATCGCAGTCCGACGACCGAGTTCACCACCTCCCTGCTCCGTGAAGAGCGCATCTCGAAGTTCCCTGTTCGACCCACTGTGCTCGAACGAGCCCGAGTAGGACACACTCGTCACAGCAATAGTTTGAGAAAGGTCCTGATTGAAACTAACCTCAGATACGTCTGCTTCCTCGGAGTACGACGCGTTCGTGATTGGGAACTGCTCGTCTCCAAGAAGAATTGATGCATTGTTTCCGATTTCTCTCTTGTTTCCTGTAAGTGCCATATTATATCACCTGTTATGTGGAGTCAATCGTGATGCTCGCATCGATGCGCTTCACAACACCGAACGGACTCACCCCGATGTCGATATCAACCTGTGTCGGGTCAGATGCGTTCTCAGTTACCTCGACCGTGAAGCCAATGTTGTCATTAGCGTTCCCTTCGATGAGACCATCGTCAGCCAGTTCCTGAAGCTCCGACCTGATAAGGTCTTCTGCAGCCTCACGAGTCGACTCATTGTTGATACGTCCGATAACCGAATCACCGACCTGCTGTGCGATAAGAATCGACCGGTCGACGATGCGGCGAGTGAAGAAGTCTCGCTCGAAATCATCGCTTGTAGACGTAGACGTGCTACGCTTCAGTCGAATCGAACCTGCCTGTCGAATCGGGATAACCTGCGAGTCAGCCAAGTCAGACTCCTCGGACTTGGTAATCTTCTGCTGCAGCTCCGTGAACCCACTCAGTGGGTCGTTGAAGACAGGATTCGTGATGTCGTTACCAGCGAACAGTCCACCGACGCCAGCGAGTACAGTCTCGGTACTGTTAGCTTGGCGAACCGGCGCTGCCAGGAACTGAGCATCACTATCTACAGCGTCCGTGTAGGTTGCTGTATCGTACAGTGGCCCGTTGTCCGGACCGTTGTCGTTCGGCTCTGCCCCTGCGACTCCAGTAACGAGCTTGTACTCCGAACGGAGTCCAGAAACAGTACCGGAAAGCATCGACGCCACACTCTCAGCTTCAGAGAGTGTCACGTAGATTCCAGTTTCACCTTCGCCAACCACACGGCTTGCCGAATCCAGTGCACTCTGCCAATCCGGATACTGGTAGTCGAAGTCGTAGTCCGACGACGAGTCAGCACTCCAGTCACCGGTAAGCGGGTTCACGAAGACCGTGCTCCCATCAGTCGGTGTGGAAAGCGACTCGGCATATCGGAACTCGACAACAGGTTCCTCATCATCGACCGTATCCGTGACAGTCAGTGTCGAAAGGTCCTCGACAATCGGTGCGTTAGCCAGAGTGCCAGTCTGCACACCTGAGAAGGACTCGGGGTCCGAACTGACCTTCTCGTACATCACTCCGTACAGGAAGTCGATGTTTGCACCGTTTGCACGAGCATCTCGCATTGCCTGAGCGAGTTCAGAATCTCCGAACTGTACCTCTGCATCTCTATTGGAGCCAATCTGTGTGGGTTCGTTTACAGAAGCAGCACCGGCCGAAGCATCTCCTCCGCCGAAGATGACGACCTTCTCTTCTGAACCTACATCGACTGCTGCAATACCGCCACCAGTCGTTGTAACACGAACACCAGGGAATTCTCCGAATGTTGCCATTATTGTATCACCTGTATTGTATCACCGAAATTGTTCACCACTCGACGCATACCGATACCTGAATCAATTGACAGTTGGGTCATTGAGATTGAAGCTTTCGATATCTTCGTCTGCAGACACATCGAACTCAGTGTACGAACCGACTGTTAGATTCAGTCTCCACATACGAAGCGTCGGTGAAGTCGTGAAATCATCGACAGTATCTTCATCATCGATTCGAAACATCCAGATGTCCGGATGTAACTGCACATCAGGACCCTCATCGACATATCTATACAAAGTGTTCTGAATCTCACCGCCGAGAGTAGACCGAGAGTACTTACTTTCAGCAGCGGTCATCATATCAATCTGCAGACCCATCTCGTACTGTGCACGGAATCGTTGTCCGATAACGTCACCTTCACTGTTTAGAATGTTCTCTTCAAGGTCCGTGTTGAATTCATCAATGTCCTCTATGGACTGTATCTCGAACGAAATGATAGGTAACTTGACAGCAGCGTGTTCTGCGCTTGTTGCAGGTTCCTCGTCGACATAGTTCACATTGCTCGGGAGATTACTGTGATTCTGCAGTGCAGAACGAATTTCTCCAATGACCTGTTCAGGTCTCATAGTATTTTATCTAACTCTTCCTGAACGTTTCTTTCAAGCCTTCCTTGAGACGTAAACTCTTTGAAAACTTGGAATACATACCTTCTCCCCTCAGTCGGTGGCAACTGAGCAGAGTTCCTGAATATTCTCCCATCTTCATTGGCATCAGGATGCTGTGGAGCGTATATAGCTAATGCACTGTCTTCATCAGCCTCTATCTCAGTGCCTGAAGTGCCAACCTCAAGAAAGTATGCTCTTTCATCATCGAGACTTATCACTTCGTAGGCACTCGGACTCTCACCTGAAGAACGAGCAACAAACGAATTGCTTAGTTCAACAGATGGAGCAGGGTCACCATATGAAGCGTCGTACTGATTATCAGTAGATTCAGGGGCTTCTTCATTTACTCGTTCTGCGAACTGCCTTGCGGTTTTTTCTACACCGTTCTCTATTGCTTTCTGAACCTCCGTTCGAGTCGGGAAAGACTCTTGCGTTCTCTCTATATCGGAGAGAACCACGTCTTGGTCTAAGCTAATTGTGAACAAATTCAGTAATTAGTGTAGTAGTTATCGGAGTGGTCGTCGTCTTCTGACTCACGTGTCGTATACGTGAACGGAGCACGACTATCATCACCGTCTCCATCTGGGTCGATGCCGCCTGCATCGAGAATTGCATCGACCAACTCTTCGTACCGTTCACAGAACGCTTCAGTAGAGTAATCTACCTTCGTGGAACCAGTATCATCGAGGTCTCCGAGAGCGACATCATCTGGATGTTCGGACCCCTTCGCCAACTCACATGTTGCCTTCTGCTTGATGGCTGCAGTCAGTCGACTCGATTGTAAGTCTGCTGGAATATTTTCACCATTGAACAGGTCCAGTTCCGCAACCGTCTCGGCATACTCTAACGCATCCAACTTCTCCTGTTCAGAGTAATCATCAGGAATCTGAACAGGTATCTCCGTCGTGTCTACGTATTTCGGTGAGTATGCCATATGTTTGATTCAGTGTATTGTCGGCCGTCGAGTGGTGAAAATCTATCGAACGTTTACGCGTCCACCTTGACCGCAGCCTCGGAGAAGATGGCCTTCCAAGACTTTCGAGTGTAAATCTGCATCACGTCAGCCTGACGCTCCGGATTCTCGTACTCGTTCGTGGTAATCGGTGTTCGAGTAAGCTCGTACCCGTAGTGGTCCGAGTCGACAACGAATGCACCGACTGGCTGGCCGCTATCCTCTGTCGAGCCGATGTCACGAGTGTTGTCCACGATGACATCCATGCCGGCAATCCGGCCAATCATCCCGGAACGGACCACCTCATCGCCCATCTCCGTGGCTCGATTGAAGTTGTCATCTGTGAGCAGGTCACCGTATCCACCGAGGTCGACGATGAGCGTGTCGGGAGTGTAGTTGTTCTGACGAACAGCAACCATCCCGTCACGAATGTCACTGAAAGTGAGCGTGTCGTTCCCGTCACCAACAGTGTCATCGACGTTGTTGTCAAGCTCCTCGAACGCACGGTCGTTAAGATGCTCGGCCATCTCTCGGGCCAGGTCCTCGACCTCTCGTGCCTTCATGTCGAGCATCCCGTCATTCATCGCCTCCATCGTGATGGCAACCTCGTCACCGTACTTCTCGAAGTTAACGGTGACTTCACGGACCGTGGACTGATTACGGGGGAACTCTGCTCCCTCCGGAATCGTCTCCGGTCGGCCCATGTTGTCATCCTCTACCTGGAACGTGTACGCGTTCGACTGGATGCCCGTCGCATCAAGCTCACGGAACACGTCTCGGTAGACGAGGTCCTCCTGTACAACTTCCTCAACAGTATCACGAACGAAATCCTCCGTGATGATATCGCGTGTAGTAAGTGCCATTTATCTAATACCTCTTTGATTTACCGAAGCAGAACCTCGGCGTACTCCTGACCATCCTCGGTAGCAGCGTCCGACAGTGCACGGAAGCCCTGGTCACCAGAGTTCGTGTCTCCAGCAAGACCGAGTTCTCCCTTCTCACCATCCGCCGATTCGTCAGGCGAACCGAGAGCGTCACCAGCAACGACACCTGGGTCGACACGAGCCTTCACCGTCCCTCGTGTCTTGACCGTCGCAGGCGTGTTCTGAGCAATCTGCTCGTTCGGGGAATCACCGAAGTACTCGTACGTGTGAAGCACACCGACAACCGAATCGCCCTCCTCTGCCTGCTTGATGTTCCCATCAGAACCGATGGCCACAGCGTCACCTCGGCTCGGTGCCTTCACTCCACCAGCCTGCTCGTCGTGAGGGAGTGGAACGTAATCTCCGTTTCGATGCGTCTCGTCACCTGGGTCGACATCTTCAACTGCCATTTTTAGTCACCTCCACTGAGGCCCATTCGCTCTCGAAGCTCGGCCTGAGCCTGCTTTCGCTCCTGCTCAAGCTCTGCCTCGTCAGTCTCCTCAGCATCGTCAGAGGCGGCCTCAAGCTCCTCCTCGGACGCATCAGCGGACTTCGGCTCGGGCTCGTCCGTCGACGCAAGTTCGTCGGTCGAGTGGCCCATGTCCTCGAACTTCTCTCGAAGTGTGCCGATGTCGTACGTCTCCGCAAGCTCCGAAGCCTCGAACGGAGTGTCCTCGGCAACCTTCTCGGCGTAGACAGTCTTTACTTCCTCTGCCTCGTCCGAGAGCTGCTCGTACTCCGACTCCTCAACGATTCGAGGCTCATCCATCTCGGCAAGTTCCTCGACGGTCTCACGAGAGACCTCGTCGAGAACCTCTGTTCGTTCTCGCAGCGATGCAATATCCTCCTCCATACTATCGTACTTTGCAGCCTTCTCCTGAAGCTCCTCGAACGTCGACTGCTCTACAGCAGCCGGCTCGTCGAGCTTCGAGAGTTCGGCTTCAAGTTCATCATCCATTGTTGAATCACCAATAATTACGTTATCTGGTACCTGTGTCGCCGCAGACACGCTCGCTCCATTATTCTCTTGGCGGAGGTCATCACCTGTCATAACCGTAACAGCGGAAGCGGACATCTCGTCCGCTTCCTCATCTTCATCCATCATCCCATTCGAGTCGCCGTATGCCTGACTGGATGTATCACTCAGCCACTCGCCGAACTCCTCGACAGTACTTCGGCGAGTCATGCCATCCATCGACATGAACTGCTCGACCACAGTCGTCACGTCACTTCGATTAGCATAGCCCTCGAACTTGACGACTGTATCATCTTCGCTATTGCCATCGATGTCGAGGAAATCCTCAAGCATCCGGCGAGCATTCTCGTGCCTGTTGTCGTAATCCATCATCTCTTCCTCATCGCCCCAATCTTCATCGAACACATCGGGGTCGTTCGCCGTACTGTTCACCCACTCCATGATATCGGACTCCATCTCTTCAGATAGTCCATCCACCGCCGATGCGCCTCGGCCTCCCTTCACCGCCAGGAGAGCGTTGCGCGACAGTTCACCATTTGGCTCGACGACAGGAAGCTTCAGGTCACTGTACGTCTCTCCAGGGAAGCCACCTCGAGCAACCATGAAGTGGTTCGCTACAGTTTCCTTCTCCTCGTCCGACAAGTCAGCGAAGTTCTCATCGAAACCGTACTCCTCACGGAACTCCGAATAATCAGGAGAACTCCACTCCATCTCAGTCGTTCCAGTCCAGTTCGGCTCATGCATCTCGTACTCAGCCAACTCATCCGAGCAGTGTCTACAACTGTGCTCAGGGAAGCGGTGTGGCTGATTACACTTGTCCGTTCCGTGGATGGGTTCCTCTGCCCCTTCTGGCCTTTCGAACGTAGACAGTGTCACTTCATCAACACTGTCCATGCCTTCAGGAACTTCTGGCATCGAATCGAACGGATTATGTGCCCAGTTCATAAGACTGATGCCCCACTCACTCGGACAACCGTTCGGTCCATCCATCGGCTCATCAGGTTCATTTGCCTCGTCCGACATCCGAGCGACGAACGAGATAGTTCGCTTCGCGTCGACGATATCTTCCTCGGTCCAGTCGGACTTGTTCGTCTCAAGCAGTCGAAGGTTCCGCTTCATGACTGCTTCTGGGTCCATCGACGCTTCACGAGAGCACGGATGTGTCGACCAATCACGTAGCTCGGAGGCAGTCATGTTGACCGAATCCTCCCAGTCCGCGTACACGCGGTCGAGTTCATCCATGTCAGCGAGTTCACCAGCCGACTGCATCATGCTCTCATCCATATGCATGATGTCGGACGGATACGCGCTAATCGTGTGATACGTCGTCTCGAACCCATCGTCGGTTCGGTCCATGACCTCGACCATGATGACAGGCTCGTCCTCAGGGTTGTGAACAATCTCTCCGAACAGGTCAGGTTCTACCTGCCACTGAACCATGTCACCCTCGTCGAACTCCGGGGGACCCATCAGTTGCGACGACTCTTCGGTATCGCTAGCCTTCGGATGGTCATCCGGGAGAAGGTCATTATCCTGTGTATACTGGTCGTTTTCCGGATTCCCGTTCCGAACTAAGTAGAGAAATGCGTTAACTCGGGCATAGCTCCATTGTTGGGGAGACATACCTTCTCGATGGCTATCCTGATATGCGCCCATACCACGATTGAAAACATTTTTCAGCATTCGGTATGTGATGCGCTTACCATCTTCATCACCGTACTCTTCATTGTGCTTCTCTACCTTCTCCTTCAGAGCTTGCTCAACTTCGTTACTGATAAGCTCCTCGGATGCGTTCTCCTCCTCGGATGGCTTGACAGCACGTCGAGGGTCCTCTCCATCGATTGCATCAGCAAACTCCTCCTGCTTCCGTGGGAAGTTGCCCCACGGTTCGACCTGCTCCATCGTCTTCGTAATCTCTTCACCGTCAGTCTCCCACTCACCATCGGGGTTCTGTGTCCAGACCTCGATAGTGACGATAGACTCATCACCGTCGTCGGAATCTTCGACATCGATGACGAAACCGTGTTCCTCGGTTGTCCCAGACGGATACCACTGCACCCAGTCGTGCTTCTCGACATCGTACATCTCGTGGTTCGACCTACCGAGTTCAGTTGCAGTTTCTTCAAGAACCTTAAATGAGTGAGACTGGATTCCAATATCTGCTGCATCAGCCATTCTACGAACGATGATTTCTGCAATATCCAAGTTCGCGTGGGCAAGTGTGTTTTGTCCAGTATCAAGGTAGAGCCTGTTCTCGGCGTAGTACGGATTGGAATCGACTCCTGTAACGAACTTGCACAGTCGGGCAATTTCATCCAGTTGTTCGTCTGAGAGCCGGTCCTCCATCATAAAGCACGGCTGCACTGAGTAACCGTCAGCATCTCCACCGATGAAGAGTGTTGACTTTTGTTGAATGTCGATTGTATTGTCAAACGACGACTCAATAACATCGAGGTGTTCGTGCATAAACTCGACAACTCCAACACCAGTATCTGCAACTGGCTGCACGAATACACCCTCATCAGTCATTTCGACAGTAATTTCTTTGCCAAGCTCCTCTTCAGCAATCGAGAGTGCCTCACTTACGTCACTCTCATCGAATTCTCCCACAAGTGGTGTGTGGAACGTCGCTCGACGCTCTCCGTTTGTTGGTCGGTCAACGAGTGGCTCGCTTGCAAGTAATGCTGTTCTCTCTACTCCAGTAACATCCACATCAGATTGTACAAGCTCGACCAGACTGTCAGATACGTCTGAAGGCTCCTCAGCCGAGCGCAGAGAGTCTTCGTAGTGCCCGATGGGCTTCCCCTCGATGGGATGCCACGTTCCGTCACGCTGCTTGTACATCCGTAGAGCATAGAGGTACTCTCCCTCTTCAGGAGAGAGTCCGCGAGAACCACGGAAGTCCGGTAAGTCATCACCTTCGGTGTACGAACCAGTTACCGTACCAATCTCGGTCGAGTTACGTGTGTTCCACCGGACCCAGTCACCCTGACTGTAGTTCGGTTCTTCGGCCATCTCGGACTCATCCATCCGGCCAGCGTACTCCCAATCACCGTCAGCAAGCTTTCGGATGACGTTATCTTCCGGCTCCTTCCACATCGCATCTCCCCCAACTACCTGTACAGTGGACATCTTGCCAGAGACGTTCTTCACGTAGACCTCACTGTTGTTGATGGTCGAGAAGAACTTCATCCCCTCTTCGATGAGTGCAGCGTTCTCCTCGACGGACATGTCTTCCATGACCTTCTCGAAAGCAGCGTGGTCCTCTCCAGGCATGTACCACGTCTCGTCTTCGAAGTCATGTGGATGGATTCCGTCAAGCCCCATCATCTTCGCAACCTGACGTGCCTTCTCTTCGGATGGGTAGAGAAGCTGTGCGTCTCCAGGCATTGGAATCTCTGCGTCCATCAACTCTTCGATATGCTTAATACAACGCATGTTCTCCTCGGAATCTTCGTCCTGTGGCGAACCGATGTCCTCCTCTTCATCGACATTCCACTCGGTAACGTCACTCATGGAAACCGTTGCCTGTTCGCCGATAGCTCGCCACATTCCGCCGGACTCCTCCATCAGTTCGACGAGTAGTTCATCTCCGTCGACCTCGAACACGATTCCATGACCGTCGTCCCACTTTACGTAGTCAGCCGGCTCGTACGACGATTCGAGTTCCTGAGTGAACTGAGCGAGTGCTGCTGCACTCAGTTCATCGTGTTCACCCATCCGAACCGAGTTCGACGGAGAAGCTCCATCTGCGACGATGGATAGGTTGTCGAACACGATGTCTTCGACAATCTTCGCACCATCGTCGGTTTCGTCGAGTTCGTCGACCGACTTGTGTAGTCCACGAACCGAAACGTCGAGCCGACCGTTCTGAATCTTTCGAGCCAGTTCCTCGTCATCGAGTTCGGCTTCGTAGATGATACCAACATCATCCTTGAACCCGGCCTTCATCACTTCACCGATGACACCACGTGAATTGTTCTCGTGGTCTTCGACGAGTTCAGTTCCCTCAAGTGAATCTGCTGCTTTCCGTAGTTCATCTGCTGGCCAGACTTTCTTGACTCCACTCTGGCCTCGTGTAACATCGTCTGGTCCGAGTGCGACACCGTGAATGATGAACGGAGGACCATCTAACTCTCCCGTGCCATCAGCCAACTGGTCACCGTCGAGATAGACGACATCGTTCGTCGTCGTGAACTCGACCGAACTTGCTGTCACACTCATGCAGTCTCCTCTCGTGTAAGTATTGTGTCTTTCGTCATACTTAAGTACGGGTTGGTAATACAGTGTTAGAACTTACCACGCCACTCTTCGGTCATCAGTGCTTCATCTTTCCAGGCCGAAGCCATTCGTTTGGCTTTTCGTGGACCGAACGCAGTCAACATCTTGGCATAGGCAGAGCGCCACGTTCCGCCGAGATTCGCCCATCCCTGGAGCACACTCTTCCTCGTCCAACCGTCAGGCATCGAATCGAAGCCTATATGTGGGTCGTCCACTCCAGGAATGTTGACCAGTTCAGCAGCATCACTCGCAATGCTCTGTACTGCTTCATCAGGGTCGGTTACATCGGCTCCGCCCCCGTCGAGCCCACCGATTCCGTCAAGCTCATCGCCAGATGCCGTCGATAGACCACCTGACATCAATGCAACGACGTACGTCATATCATCAGACGAAGCGTCTACAGTAGTCATATCAGGGTCCTCTGTCGACTCGGTCGGGAACTCGAACGATTCGTCCATCACACTGACGATGACACCTTGACCGAACTCACCGTGTTCGACGTAATCACCTTCAGCAAACTTCTGTAGTTCTGCTGCACTCTCTGTTCGCCCTAACTCATCCCTATCTATGTAGATGACTTCGTTGTACTTAGTCATTACGGTCCTCCGACTTCGCTTCGTATACCGGTTCCATACTCATCGTACAACCGTAATGATACGGTGGGTTCACTGGTAGTGGGTCGAACTCGCCGTGCTTCGACACATCAGATGTTTCGACTCTCACCGATTCACGTACGTCGTTGGCGAACCGATGTGACGTTCCAGCGAGACGTTTGCAGACCTCATGCGAATGGCTTTCATCAGGGAACTTGATTCCCACAACGTCATCAGCTTGCTCGAACATCTCCAACTTCGCGGACTCTCGACACTCTCTACACTCCATCCGTGCGATGAGTTGCGACCGGTTGTAAATATCTGCGTCACTGTACCGATTGTACACTCGTTGCTTGATGTCTCCATACGATTCGCCGGATTCGAGTCCGTGTCGAATCTGTACTCGCATCCGTCGAACCATCTCCTCAGCGAAGTCCCGAACTGCGTTCTCCACATTTCGTTCGAACGAACTTCGCTTGCTGTACTGACTCATCAGACCTGCCCCGCCGTACATCTTGTCTGCTTCGCTGAGTGATGCTTCGACGGAATCCTCGACAGTACGCCGATACGCATTGTTCGAGGTATGTTTCTCGATTGCTCGATTAGCTATCCGTTCGATGTCCGTGTTCGACTCATCGACCCGTTCGAGCACATCGTCTCGGACGTTCGTCACAACATCACTAACGGTGACTGCAAGTTCGGCTTCGTGACTCGTCGAATCATAGTGTGCCAGTTCGGCAACATCGAACTCGTGTCCCCACACACCTGATTCCTCGAACTGGTCTGGGCTGAACGTCACTGCAGATTGCTCAGATTGCCCGTCAGTCGATTCATCTTGGGAAGAGGATGAATCCCCTTGCCCGGACTCGTTCTTCGGCACAGCGTCGACATCGATGTCCACATCGGTCTGCGGACCATCGTCTTCTTTTCTCTGTTGAGGGTCACCGATGTTGTTCATATCTTTCACTGCATCGATGCCACCATCATCCTTACCGACGTACCGAACAATCTGCTGATTCGCATCAGGGTTCATTTCACTTTCTCCCTGCTTCCCGATTTTGAACTCGATATCTCTGGCAAGTTCCTCATCGATTCCGTAATCCATGGCCTTCTGATGGAACACGGGCTCGAACTTCCGTTCGAGTTGCTGACGCTCTTCACGAATCTGTCTCTGTACGTCGGACTGTTGTGCAACTCCGGCAACCTGTCCGACCGATTCGCCGAACCCACCGAGCGCGTATTTCGGCATCGGCATCGCACTCATAATCCAGTTCACGTCGAACTGAAGCGAGTCAGCGATATCAGCAACCTCACCCGAGATAGGCTCAACTGAGACATCTCCTCGAACTCCCTGCTTCATACCAGGATGGAAATTATCCATCTCGTGATGCTTCATGAAGTTCTCGATGTCGTCGTTGTCCCAGAG